GCCTTATTGATGAGGGAGTACTTGAGCCCAGAGATGACAGAGAACACTGGACGCAGGAAGACATAGATTTACTGATCGAACTGAAGTCAAAAGGGCTGTCCAATGGAGAGATAAGCGACAGGATCGGGAAAAGTCCCAAGGCCTGCGCGGAACAATTTAGGAGGAAGAAATGTTAAACAAGGCATTTTTCGCCGCGTGGCTGATTGCGGGAAGCACCATTGACAATATCTTCAACAGCAAAGGAGCGATGATGACATTTGTGATCGCAATGATAGTGATCGTCGCATGTGCGGCGGCGATGGGAAGGAGTAATGAATGATTAATGCAGAGACAAGGAAACATGGAGAGGACAGCATCATATCAGTTAAGTTCAGCGGAGATGCGCCTGAAATTCTCGAAGAGCTGTGCCACATCATCGCCAAGGGTGCTGAAGTGCTCCCGGATCTGATGAAAGAAGAAAACAAAGAGATGGGCTACGAAGAAACCCTCTTCGGCATCATCATGACGGCAATGGACACGGTGCGCGATGAGGGCCGTGAGGTCGACCGGAAGAAACTCGGACTGGCGATGATGATGGACGAAGCTCTTATGGACTTTATGAAACTGACATAAAAACAGCCCCACAGGAAGGTGGAGCTTCCACGGGGGCTTAGGAATTAGTATACACCGTGATTATATCACGGAGAAAGGGATTTAGTAATGATTAAATGGATGGAAAACAAACATAAGGGAAGAAATGGTTCAAACCATGATTTTCAGGTAATGATTTCTATCATAAAGAATGGAACGTCAAAAGAAGGCGCAGAAAAACGTGCTGTTGCCGTCAGATTCTACCATTCGAAAGAAAAAGAGATAACCAATACCGGCAGGCTGCAGATAGGCATCGATGAAGAAACCGGAAGAATCTATTTTGCATCAGCGTCTGGAACCAAAGGATACAAACTGTCTGGGTCTAAGAAAAACGTAAGAGTAGTACAGTTCATGCCGGACGACTTATCAAAGTGGGAATCATATGTTGGGGGCTATGTTCTGCAACAGGATTTAGACTGCAAGTTGTTTTATGTCGATATTTCTGAGAGGAGACTGGTATGAAGATTAACAGACTTGAGATTGAGAATGTAAAGCGGATCCACGCCGTCATGATCGAGCCCAGCAAGGACGGCCTCACAATCATCGGCGGGAAGAACCGGCAGGGCAAGTCCTCAGTGCTCGATGCGATCGCGTGGGCTCTGGGCGGCAACAAGTATAAGCCCACACAGGCAGCCAACGCTGACAGCACGATCCCGCCGAGGCTCAAGGTGATCATGGACAACGGCCTCGTGGTAGAGCGCAAGGGCAAGAACAGCGACCTCAAGGTCACGGATCCGGAAGGACAGAAGGGCGGGCAGCAGCTCCTGGACAGCTTCGTGGAAGAGCTGGCGATCAACCTTCCGAAGTTCATGGAGGCTACTGGGAAAGAGAAGGCGAACACACTCCTGCAGATCATCGGCGTCGGTCCTCAGCTGGCGGAGCTGGAGCAGAAAGAAAAGAGCCTGTACAGCGAGCGCCTGTATGTGGGCCGGACAGCTGATCAGAAAGAAAAGTTCGCTGCAGAGCAGCCCTATTACCCTGATGCTCCGGAAGAACCGGTGAGCGCTTCAGAGCTGATCAGAGAGCAGCAGGAGATCCTTGCAAGGAACGGCCAGAGACAGCAGTGGAGACGCGAACATGATTCTATCCTCGAGAAGATCATGAAAACAGAGGACGAGATCAAGTCCTATGAGGCGTCGATCAGAGCGTTAAAAGCGCGACTCGGAGAATTGGACGAACAGCGCAAAGCCTCCGAGAAGACACCCGCAGAGCTGAAAATGGAGTCCACTGAGGAGCTGGAGCGCTCGATCGACAACATTGAGCTGATCAACCGCAAGGTCCGCGCCAACCTCGACAAGGCCAAGGCCGAAGAGGATGCGAAACAGTACAGGGATCAGTACACGGAGCTGACCAATGCTATCGAGGACGTCAGGAAACAGAAGACCAGTCTGCTCGACAGCGCAGATCTCCCGCTTCCGGGGCTGTCTGTCAAGGATGGCGAGCTGATCTACAACGGCCAGCAGTGGGACAACATGTCGAGCGCTGAGCAGATGATCGTCAGCACCTCTATCGTCCGGAAGCTCAATCCGAAGTGCGGCTTCGTGCTCCTGGATAAACTGGAGGCGATGGACCTCGACACCCTCAAGGAGTTCGGCGCGTGGCTTGAACAAGAAGGCCTGCAGGCGATCGCAACCAGAGTCAGCACCGGTGATGAATGCAGCATCGTGATCACTGATGGCTACGTCGAGGGACAGGATGGAGTATTCGCCAAAGAAGAGCCTGCACCGAAGGCAACCGGCTGGTCTGCAGGAATGGGATTTTAAGGAGGTAATCAATGGCATTTAGTATTACGAGCGGCCGGATCCCCGGCGCAAAGAAGATCGTGATCTACGGACCGGAGGGGATTGGCAAGAGCACACTGGCCAGCCAGTTTCCGGATCCCGTATTCATTGACACGGAAGACTCTACCAAAGACATGAATGTGAAGAGGCTGGACAAGCCTTCTTCGTGGCAGATGCTCCTGGATGAAGTCAGGTTTATCAGGGACAATCCAACACTTTGCAAAACGCTGGTCCTTGATACAGCGACCTGGACGGAGCAGATGGAGATCGATGATCTTCTGAAGACCAACCAGAAGAACGGGATCGAGGATTTCGGGTATGGCAAAGGCTATACCTACAGCGCGGAGAGGTTCGGAAAACTGCTGAACCTTCTGACAGAAGTATCGGAGCGCGGAGTCCATATCGTGATGACAGCCCATGCTCAGCTCCGGAAGGTGGAACTCCCGGAGGAAATGGGCGCCTATGATCACTGGGAAATGAAGACCTCTAAGAAGGTTGCTCCACTGATCAGAGAGTGGGCTGACGCAGTCCTGTTCCTTAATTACAAGGTCAATGTAATCAACATCGATAACCAGGGCGCCGCGAAAGGAAAGAACAAGGCTCAGGGCGGCCGCAGGGTGATCCACACGAATCACACACCGTTCTGGGATGCAAAGAACCGCTACGGCATGCCGGATGAGCTGCCGCTGGAATACGATTCCATTGCGCCGCTCTTCGCTGATCAGCCGCTGCCTGTCACGCTGCCGATCGAGAAAGAAGCGGATCCGCAGAAGCCGCAGCCCAAAAGCCAGCCCGCTTCTGCCCCGGCGCCCGCTCCCAAAGCGGATAAAAAAGATGAGAAAAAGACAGGCGCGCCTGTGGCTGAAAGCAAGCCTGTGATCCCTGAGGGATTCCAAGAAATGAGGCGCTATGAGGAGACACCGTTCCCGGATGAGAAGAACGAGTATAAGGAACCGGATCCCAGGATCCCCAAAGCGCTCCGCGACCTGATGATCGCTGACAAGATCGACG